ATTTTTTTGTTTGCGTCTGTGTCCATGATATAGCTTTTAATCATCCTTGTCAATCCTTTCGTACTCTTTCAATTTTTTGCAGATTGTGTTTGTCCATGGTGTTCTCCATGGTGTTCACCTCTCTTTCTTTTTCTGATTTAATTTTATCAGATGTCAATATGTTTTTTAATGTTTTTTGCACTTTGTAATAATTTTGTAACCCTTTTTCTTGCTCCTTTGTTTTGAAAGGCGCTTTAGCGCTCTGCCGTGTGGAGCTAAGGCGGAACTCGGCTTAATAAAATCTTCCTTTTTAGCGCTGTGCGCGTCATGTTTTCGGTTCACGCCACTTTTGCTTTAGCTTGTCCTTTTCTTTCTGAATGTTTAGATAGGTTTCATAATCTACGCTCGTGCTTTGTTCGAGATTGACCAAACTTTGTACTGCACTGCGTCTGCGTCTGGCTCTTACCTCTCTCAGCTCGTCAGAATGTGCCCTAAAATAGCTTTCTGTGTCTTTGTTGGTATCCTTATCTAGAATCTTATCAAAATAGCGTGGAGGCCTTTTCTCGCGTCCTCCTGCGCATATGATGTTATCTGTTTTTAAGATTTCATCTTTGTGTTCGTTTAGATACTTTTCTCCGATACCTTTCGACATGATTCTAAATTCAGGTTCTCTGCCTTCCATCCAGTATTTTGCCGCTTGCTCTGCGCCTATGGCTTTTTTGTTGACGTATTGCGCTACGTATGCAAAGCTGCCTGGCTGTGCTGGTGAAAAGTCTATCATGCCTTTGCCCCAGATTTTTTGCAGCCACTCGCTTTTGAAATAGCTGTTGCCTTTTTGGTTTTTATACCATTGTGCATCTGGTGGTTTCAGTCCGAACACTATTGCGTGATAGTGTGGTCTTTTTGTTCTGTCACCATATTCAGCTGCTAGGAAATACTTTATCGGTTTTTTGTATGCTTTTCGTAGCCGTTTCAGAAATAGCTGCACGTCTCGTTTGCTTACCGTCTGGCTTTGGATGCTTTGGTATCCTTTGACGATTTCACCATAAGGTATGTGCTCATCATCATAAGTTAGTGTCAGAAAAATCACATCGTCCCACTCTTTGGCTTCTAGCTCTATTCTGGTTGCCCATTGGTCAGCCATCTGTTTTCGGCAGTACTCGCACTTACCGCATGGTAACAACGCGAACTTTCCTTTTTTTATTCCGTCCATGATGTCCGCTTGCAGTCCTTGCTTTGATAGGTTCTCCAGACTTCCCCACAGTTGTGGTTTTTTCGTGTCCATCTGAAATACTAATGGTTTTGTACATGGCATTTTTGTTACCGGCACAAGCTTCCTTGTCTATCTTGTGCCGGTTGACACCTCGCTTTCTTTTTATATTAACTTGTTGTAGTAGTAGTAGTAGTAGTGTTGAAACTGTTGAAAACTCGTTTTTTTATTTTTTTAACGTTTCTACGTTTATTTATTGTCTTTTTGCCTGTTGAAAACTTTGTTGAAAACTTGTTGAATTGTTGAATGTTCGTCATTATGACGAATTTCTTTGTGCAACTTGTTGTTGAAAACCTGTTGAAAGTGTTGAAAACTCAAGTTTTCCACAATCTCTATTTTTTGGATTATTGTTACTAAAAAAGGGGGATGTTTTACCATCCCCCTTCCTTTCTTAGTCTCCTCTGTATGCGTTGAATGTGTCCATGTTTGGCATGATTGGCACTCTTTGGTTGTACTTTTTGAAGTTTCCTGCTGTGTCTTTGGCTGCTTTACCAGCCTCTTTTACTGCGTCTTTGGCTGCTTTACCAGCTCCCGCAAGGCCTGCACCTAACTTGCTAGCTGCATAGGTGTACTGTTGCGCCTGTTTTGCGCTTGAGGTTGCCAGCTCGCTCGCTGCCTGTTCCCAGCTTTTCGCACTCTTGAATTGTTTTGCGCTGGTGGCCTGTTTTGCTAGCTGTAAGTATCTGTCTGCCAGCTCTGCTGTATTGTTGCCGTATTCGTACATTGCGGATACGCTTGCAGCTTGTGCGCTCTGCTGGTTATAATGTTGGCTTCCAATGCTTGCAGATGCTCCCGATGGTGCGCTTGTTGCGCCGTTGGTCGCTGCCAGAATAGGATTGATGCCTGCTGCAATCATGTCTTTCACGGTATCCTGATAGGCTGTCCCGCGCATTTCCTTTTGGAATGCTCGTTCTGCTGCTGCTTCTGCGCTGTTGTACTTCTTGGCGCTCGCTTGGCTTCCAGCATTCGCGAGGTTGCTCAGCAGTCCGCTCATCATTTGCAGTGCGTTTGCGGTGTTTACGCTGCTCTGATTCCCGAACGTTGTTACGCCTGTTGGCGTGCTGATTTGTGTTGCACCTATCTGCTGTGGTCCTGTTACGCTGCCGGTCGTGGTCTCGCTGCCGGTGCTGCTTTCGCTGCCGGCTCCTTGGCTGTTCTTGGCGCCGCTCTGGTTACTGCTTGTTATGATGCCTGTTAGCATGCTCAGTCCTTGCATGAGGGATGGCAAAAGCTTTAATAACGTTTCCATTCAAAAATAGCCCCGCTTTTGCGGGGCTTCCTCCTTCCTTAAATTCTTTCGATGCCCGGGATGCTGTAGATAGGCATCTCGCGGTACCAGTCTTCTGTGAAATAGAAGTCACACAAGAACTGATGACTTTTTGCGCTCGTCACTGCAATTGTTCGGTCAATGTTCTGTGTTCCTTCCTGAATCCACTCTGCCGAGAGTCGCGGAAGCTTGTCATAATCGTCTGCATAATGCCATGCGTCCAAACTTGTCTGGTAGTTAGACCGCATTTCTCCGGTTACGTAAGAAGGCTTGTAGCGGTAGTCCGCCCAAGCCTCCTGATAGCCGAAGATTTCTTCGTCTTCAGGTGTGCCTTGTGCATAGATTTCGCGGTTGTATACCGGCTGTTCGCCCAGTGCTGCCAGTCGCGGGTCGTAGTAGGTGAACCGCCCGCCGCGCGTCCATTTGGTCGCAAGGCCTTGCTGGTAGCTGTGCTCTACTCGTACCACTGCCAGGCCGATGATATAGCCGTATTCCGTTGCTGCATAGTCCACCATCTGCTTGCTGCATGTGGTCAGGCTGTATGCTGCCGTATTGCCTAGTGCCTGTCCGGTTGTCGGGTCCGTCTGGCTTGTCTGGACAACCTGATTGACATTGATTGCGATGCGCTGCCCGCCGATGTATTCAGGAATCTGCAGACGGCTGTCCGGACTTGTCACGCCCCACGTACCAGACAGGAATTCACGGTATCTCGTGCCGTTGCGTGCATCAGCCTCAAAGATGTGTTGCAAGGCAATTGCCATGCGCAAGTCTGCAATGCTGATTGCGTTCACTCCGCTTAGGTCTGTGCCCATGAATTTCATTTCAATTTGGCCTTTATCTTGTCCGGTTACTCCCATCACGTTTGAAAAGTTCTGCATACTGCCGTTTTTAGTTAACTCTAGCTGTGTTGATGCTGCTGTTTGAGTTGTTAACTCTGCATTGTTATACAGTTTTACTGGTGCATTGCCTGTCAGGCCGATTTCCACCGGGTCAGCTTTCAGCGGCTTCGGCAAGCAGCTGGTGAAGTAGTCGTGGAACTTGCCCGCTTTTGCCGGTTTTTTTGCGTAGAGGTTTGCTTCGTTGGTGTCCGTTGTGTTGTTTGGGTGGTTGGCGCTTGTCTTTGTTGCTTCCGGGTTTGTGTTGCTTCCTCCACCATCGCTTTTTTTATAGCCGAGCATTAATGGTGCTTCGAGGTTTTCATCCCTGAACCACTCGTTATAAATCATTGCGTAGGCGCGTGCCGGCAGCGCGTTCACTTTTATTGATTTTTTTACTCCGGTCGGCAGTCCGAAGTAGTCTCCAATACTGCCATTGGCTAGACCGCTTGTGCCGCCGACTTGACACCACGGCGTGCTGTATTCGGTCTTTTCTGCCCAATAATCGGTGTCGTTCTCGCCGAACATGTTCTCCCAGTGTTCCCAGAGCAGTCTGCACGGAACAAAGAAGAAATAGGTATCCATGTAGCAGTTATCCATGATAGGATAGATGGGAGTACTCATACGGATAAGCCCGTTAAGCCGTACTCGCGCGGTATCACCCGGAAGTACTTCATCACAGTAGATGGGCACCAAATCACCTTCGTTGATGGTCGTCAACAGCTGGTGACTTCGGTCAAACTTGCTTCGTGGTCGTTCCATTCTCGGCACTTGCGCGAAATGGTTCTCACTGTTTCGGTTCGTTTTCCTTCACCTCTTCCTTTTTTTCTTCCTTTTCCTCTTCCGGCTTTGGCTGTTCGGTCTGCTGCTTCTGTTTCAGCTGTTCTTTCAGCTGTTCCATTGTTTCGGCTGCTGCCTCGGCCTTTTCGTGCATCGTCATGATATCCTTCGGCAGATTTTCAAGGTCAGTTCCTTCGGTGTATACCATGCTCTTTGCCTTGATACTGGTGTCTCCTGCTTCCAGTCGTGCGATTGCGCTTGCAAGGTCGTATCCCTCGCCGGCGCGCTGGATTTTCTCATATGTGTTTTCATCGGGCTGTTGGATGTAGTCGGTTGTGCCGTTTGGTCGCTTGACTGCTTTCCACGTTGGCGCGGTCTTGCTGCCCGGATTGTTTGCCACTCTCTCGGTCGGCAGTCCATAGTACCTTACCAGTGTATCAGGATTTAGCATTGGTCGTCTCCTTCAGGTCGATGAGCCGTGCGATGTGTTCAGGCATTGCTTCGCTCATGTAGCCGTTTTCGGTGTCGAATTCGCCCAGTTCTACCAGACTGATGTCTTCGATTTCACTCGGTTTGCTTTCGTTGGCCTTCCATCGTGCCGTTCGGACTGCCTGTGCCCGGTTGTTCTGCAGGAACGGCTGCGAGTAGCCATTGGTCAGTGAATCGTGGAATGAGTAGAATTTCAGTTTCATGTTTTTCTCCTTTACTCTTTGTCTTTGTTTGCATCCTTCAGTGCGTGGTAAATTTCGTCAAGCTTTTCGAGGATATTCATCATCAGCGCAATTGCTTCCTTAACGTCCTTGACTTTGATTAATGCCATTAAGTCACCTCCTTTCTTTGGTTTTTATTGCTTACAATCGGATACCGCCCCGCGATACCTTCGGACGGACGTTAATGTTTTTCACTCGCTTGGCCGTCTGGGTAAAGCGTTTCTGGTCGCCTTGGCCTGCACCGCTTCTGTGTGCCATTGTTACACCCCCTTTCTGTATTTTTTTCCGGCTCGCACATCAAAGTGTATCCAGCCATTGTATACGATAATGCCGCATTCTTCCGGGATGATTGCATTCAGTTTGTTGGCGAGTTCTTTTGGACTCATCCCATCAACTCGGATGTCTGCAGCCATGCCGCGCATGTGATAGCTGTATTTTGCTCCTTCGCATTTTTTGTTCCATGTTGGAGTTCTGTATCCGCTTGTGACGATTACTGGTTTTCTGATTTTGCTTCTTAGAAGGTCTAAAATAGTTACGAGATAGTCGTCCACGAAAACTACCTGTGAACCATCTCGGCACGCGAATTCTCGCACTTTAAAGTATTGTCCTATTTTTTTGTTTGCGTCTGTGTCCATGATATAGCTTTTAATCATCCTTGTCAATCCTTTCGTACTCTTTCAATTTTTTGCAGATTGTGT